CCCTGCTCCGCTTCATCACAAAGCAGCCTATTGACTGGGGCAACCAGACCGGCGGGGTGTCCTGCTCGTTTTCCTTCATGCTTACGGTGACGTTCTTTTTCATCACAGTCATTGTAATGGCGGGCTGCGCAACGGTCGAAACTCCTCAGTCGTTGGCCGCGAAATCACTCTTGTCAACCAGGCAAGGCGTCATTGCAGCAGCCACAACGGTGGACGGCCTCTGTACCCAGGGGATTATGAAGCAGGCCGAGTGCGACAAGGCAGCCTTGATTTATACCCAGGCCCAGGCCGCCTACGCCTCCACTTCGGATGCTTTTCTGCTCTACCTGCAGCTTTCCGACCCTGCCTCCCTGCAGAAATTTCAGGAAGCACAACTCACGTTTCAGGCCCTTTTTCTCGACATTGACGGAATGGCCAAAGCCTTCCAGGGAGGTGCACATTGAACGCCGATACTGCAAAGCTCATTCTCGCGCTCCTCCCGGTTGCCACACGCCTGATTTTTGAAGTGGGCGGGAAGCTCATTGAAATCAACACCTCGGAACTCAACGACCCGGCGAAGATCCAGGAAGCATTGACGGCGGCACAGACTGAAGGTTTCCCGCAGCTCAAGTTTGTCAGTTCCGCAGAATAGACCATGGCCGACGAGATCGACAACGCGCAGGCGTATGACGAATTTTTCCTTAACCTGGCACTGAAGAACAGGAACGGGTCACGAGGATCGAGGGGCGAGGATAACCTTTCAACCTCGGGCCTCGATCCCCGGTCCTCAAACCTTTACTGCATCGATTGCGAAGAGGAGATCCCCGAAGCGAGACGCCGGGCGGTACCCGGCTGCAGGCGGTGCGTAGACTGCCAATCACTACACGAGAACTGGAGACCCGTGTGACACCACCAGCAATAAACTATCAGGCCCTGAACTTCTGGTTAAGCGTATCAAACTTCCTGATCCTGGGCGCAGTAGGCATCGTCGGCTGGTGGAACCTGCGCGACAAGGTCACTTCCCGGCGATTCAAGGATGTCGAGGACCGTATCCTTCTGATGGAAGCCGAGGCCAAACATACACCGGCCTGCGAATATCATCCCCGCCTGGAAACGCGAATCGACAAGATGCGAGCCGGGTTTGACGAAAAGATCGCGGCGGTCCATGGGGATACACGTGAAATCAAAGGAAAGCTGGACGGCCTGAACAGGGCCGTCGATCTTATGAACGAATACCTGATCAATCGGCCGGGGAGGAAAGAGTAATGTCATTTTCCGATTTATTAACCGAGGACCAGCGCCTGGTCATTCTGCGCCTGCTGGAGCAGGACACGGCCTACACGCTCAACGAGTCGATCCTTCAGGATCTGCTCGCTCGTCTGGGGCACAAGTGCAGCCGCGATTGCGTCCGCACCCACATTGCCTGGCTGCGGGAACAGGGCCTGGTCACCGTCGAGGACGTGGTGGGAGTGATGGTCGTCACTCTTTCGACCCGTGGAGCTGATGTGGCGACCGGCGCGGCCGTGGTGCCTGGGGTGAAACGTCCCCGGCCGAAGGGTTAAGCATGGGCCGCCAACCGTCAACCATAGAGCTGCTGCCGGACGAGATCAGGCAACAGCTCCAGGAGCTGCTCCGAGATCCGCGCTGCAGTCAGCTGGAAGCCACCCGGCGGATCAACGAGATCCTCGAGGAGGAAGGCCACGAAGAGCGGGTCACCAAGTCCAGCGTCAATCGCTATTCCCTGCGCATGGAGCAGGTAGGCGCGAAGCTCCGGCAGTCCCGCGAAATCGCGGAAATGTGGGTCGGTAAGCTGGGAGCGCAGCCCCAGGGACAAGTCGGGCACCTTCTGAACGAGATGGTCCGGACGCTGGCTTTTGACTGTGCCATGACCTTATCAGAAGGCGACGAGCCCATTCCCCCGCGCATGTTAAAGGATCTTTCAATCGCCGTTGAACGGCTGGAAAAAGCGGCTTCGGAGAATGTGAAGCGGGAAGTTGAAGTTCGGAAACAAGCGCTGGCTGACGCGGCGGATGCTGCTGGGAAAACAGCGCAACAGGCAGGCGTATCAGCGGAGACCATACAGAAGATCCGCCGCGACGTGCTGATGATGGCCACATGATAAAAGGCAACGCGAAGATAATACCGCCGAATCCCGGTGGGTTATTTCTCCCATTCCAGGAGAAGTGGATACTCGACCGGTCGCGTCTCAAGCTCATGGAGAAATCCAGGCAGATCGGCATTTCCTGGAGCACCGCTTATGCCGCCGACGAGCGGACCGCCGAGGCTGGGTCGAAGTGGGATCAGTGGATCTCCTCCCGGGACGACCTCCAGGCTCGGCTGGTCATCGAGGACTGCAAGATGTTCGCGAAGATCCTGCATCTCGCTGCCGAGGATCTGGGGGAACGGGTCATCGACGAGGAACGGAAGATATCAGCCTACGTCCTCCACTTTGCCAACGGCCGGCGCATTCACTCAATGAGTTCTAACCCGGACGCCCAGGCGGGCAAGCGCGGTGGCCGCATCCTGGACGAATTCGCTCTGCATCCTGACCCGCGCAAGCTCTGGTCCATCGCCTACCCGGGTATCACCTGGGGCGGCAACATGGAGGTTATCTCCACCCACCGGGGGAGCAATAACTTTTTCAATCTGCTGGTGAGGGAGATCAACGAGCACGGCAATCCGAAGGGCATCAGCCTGCATCGGGTCACCCTCCAGGACGCCCTGGACCAGGGGTTTCTCTACAAGCTGCAGCAGGCCCTCCCGGCCGATCACGAAGTGCAGCAGATGGACGAGTCCACCTATTTCGACTTCATCAAGGGGGGATGCGCGGACGAGGAGTCATTCCTCCAGGAATACATGTGTGTCCCCGCCGACGACGCCTCCGCCTTTTTGGAGTATGACCTGATCGCTGGTTGTGAGTACCCCTCCACTGAATCATGGGAATGGGACACTCCGGAGCAGGCCAAGGGGCGGCAGATGTTTGCTGGTATCGATATTGGCCGCAAGAAAGACCTCACTGTCCTCTGGGTTCTAGAGCTGCTGGGCGATGTGCTTTATACCCGCAAGGTGATCGAGCTGCGCAACATGAGCAAGCCAGACCAGGAAAAGGTGCTCTGGCCCTGGATCGATTACATGTCCCGCACCTGCCAGGATTACAGCGGCCTCGGCATTGGATGGGGCGACGATGCCCAGAATAGATACGGCCAGTACCGCTATGAATGCGTCACGTTCGGCTCCAGGGTCAAGGAAGAGCTCGCTTACCCGGTGCGGGGAAAGATGGAGGATAAAAAGCTCCGTATCCCGTTCAAGCCGGCGATCCGCGCCGATCTCCGGGCGGTAACCAAGGAAACCACAGCTGCCGGGAACATCCGATTTACCGCCGAGCGAAGTGAAAACGGCCACGCGGACCGGTTCTGGGCATTGGCATTGGCGATCCATGCGGCGGGAACCGATGCCGGTCCCACCTGGGCAACCTCCCGCCCGGGGAAGCGGGATAAAGAGATTCTAAAGGGGTATTTCAATGGGGCATAAATCAAATGGCATATGGGTTTCCCAGACCGAGTTCGCGTCATTCGGCGAGGTGAAGAAGGTATCACTGACCGAGGAGATCGCCGTCCGCTCCCGGTCCATTGATTTCTACCAGATCGGCAACTTTTATCTCCCCAACCCTGACCCGGTGCTGAAGGCCCAGGGGAAGGACATCACCGTCTATAACGACCTGCTGATCGACGACCGCGTTGCCGGAGGCATGATCAACCGCACCGCCGCCAGCAAGGGAATGGTCTGGGAGATCGACAAGCGCAAGGCGTCAGCCCGTGCCCACCGTGCCATTCAGGAAGTGTTCGAGCGTCTGGAGATGAACCGGATTATCGAGCAGATACTCAAGGCCAGAGGCTTCGGCTATGCCCCCATCGAGGTGATCTGGGCGCTGCGGGACGGTATCACTGTGCCGGTGGATCTGAAACTGAAGCCCCAGCGGTGGTTCATCTTCGACCAGGACAACAACCTGGCGTTCTGGTCGAAAGACAACATCATGGCTGGAGAGAAGCTCCCGCCTAGAAAGTTCATCTGTCCAACCAACGAGGCGGACTACGCCAACCCCTACGGCCTCGGGCTCCTCTCCCGGTGTTTCTGGCCTGTGACCTTCAAGCGGGGCGGCTGGAAATTCTGGATCAAGTTCGCCGAAAAGTACGGTGCAGTCTGGCCGGTCGGTAAACTGCCGCGCAGTGCCACCCCGGGCCAGCGGGACGAACTGCTTGATACCCTGGAGCGGATGATCCAGGACGGCGTTGCGGTCATCCCCGACGATGGCAGTGCCGAGTTTCTGGAGGCGGGCGACAAGAGTGCCACATCCAGCCTGTTCGAGAGCATCATCGGCAAGGCAGACAGCGCCATTTCTACCGTATGGCTCGGCCATGCCGGCGCGGGAGAATCGGTCCAGGGAGAGTTGGGCGGGGGCAAGGGTGTTGCCGTCGACGTCCGTGACGATCTGCGCGATGACGACGCCAACCTCATCACCCAGACCCTGCAGCAGGTGATCGACTGGACTATCGAAGTCAACTGGCCCGGAAGCGAATCCCCCCGGTTCGAGCTGAAGGAAAAGGAGGAGATCGACACAACCCAGGCCGAGCGAGACGACAAGCTCTCCACAGCCATGGAAAAAAGCGACCTGAAGCTCACCCGGGTTTACTTCCAGAAGACCTATGGTCTGGACGAGGAAGACATCGAGGAGAAATCGGGCACTACGGAACCGGTCGTCCCAGAGGTATCCGGACCGCAGTTCAGCGAAGGTTCCAGTGGCCAGGTCGCAGTTGACGCTTTCATCGCCTCTTTCTCAGCTGAGGATCTGCAGTCGAACGTGAAGGATGTGCTGCTGCCGTTGATATCCGATCTTCGGCAGCGGGGAGACTATGCCGAAGCTATGGAGAAGCTGACGGATTCTTTCCCCTGGATGGACACCGGAGCACTACAGGACGTTCTGACCAAGATGATTTTCATCTCCGAGATGGCGGGCAGGCTCGATGCAAGACGTTGATCTCGCATACGCCTTCAGCCTGAAGCCGGAAGATGCGGTCAAGTATTTCGAGGCCAAGGGCTACGCCATCACCTGGGACTGGCATGAGATGCTGGATCAGGCCCATGCCAGGGCCTTTACCGTAGCAAAGGCCATGCGGCTGGATATCCTCCAGGACATCCGCGACGAATTGCAACGCGGGCTCGATGAAGGCATCACCTTCGCCGAATTCAAGAAGACACTGACACCAAAGCTGAAGGCAAAAGGTTGGTGGGGCGAAGTGGTGAACGAAGAGACCGGCGAGATCTCGCAAGTTGGGCCTTGGCGACTGCGCACCATCTTTGAGACCAATATCCAGACCGCCTATCAGGTCGGGCATTACCGGAACCAGGTGGAGAATGCCTCCGATCGGCCTTGGTGGATGTATGTAGCGGTGATGGACAGCCGGACCCGCCCTGCCCATGCGGCTCTGAATGGCTTGACGTTCCGGTATGACGATCCCTTCTGGTCGTCCCATTACCCGCCTAACGGTTTTCGCTGCCGTTGCAGTGTGCGCGCTCTGGACGAGGCCGGACTGGCGGACAAGATGAAGAACGGCGAAGCGACAAGGCGCTCCTCGACAGGACCGAATGCCGATTCCACCCTGGCTGAAGTGGAAAAGCCACTTACCCGGGACGGCAAGATGTATACCGCGACCACAGTCAAGACCAGGGATCTGAATGGCCAAACCGTTGCCATGGCCCCTGATGCCGGATGGAGCTATAACCCGGGTGCAACCGACTGGCAACCGGATCTCTCCCGGTACAGTCCGGAGATCCGTAAATTATGGAGCGAGTCATGAGCGACATGATCAGCGTCCGGATCGACGATCGCGAAGTGAATAAGGTCATGGAACGCCTGATGCGAAAGGCAAGCGACATGTCTCCTGCCATGAGGGAGATTTCCGGCGACATGATAGATGCCGTCCAGGAGAACTTCGCCCGGCAGGGGCGGCCCCTTAGGTGGAAACAGTCCCGCCGTGCAAAGAAGCAGGGAGGACAGACCCTCCAGGATACGAACCGGCTCTATCGTTCCATTATGCCCCGGTACGACGCCACCAGCGCCATGGTCGGGACCAACGTTCGCTACGCCGCCATCCACCATTTTGGCGGGAAGATACGGCACCCGGCCCGGGACAGGATTCTGCACTTCAGCCAGGTGAAGCGCGGCAAGATGACGTCCGGGCGTCCTGGTACCGGCGACCGCTTCGCCAGGGCAGGCAAAGCCCACTATGCCATGAAGGTTTCGGGCAAGGCGTACGAAGTCGACATGCCCGCCCGCCCCTTCATGCAACTGGAGGATTCCGATACCAGGAGAATCCTCGACCGAATGCAGAGATATTTGGAAAAGTAAAAATAGCTCTCAGGCGCTCAAATTTGCCCCGTGTTGGTTTAGGGGTATCCAACTACGTCCTCGGGATTGGGAGGCCAGCACGCGCGAAATTAAATGCAGTTTAAACGTGGTTTCGCTTTGCGGCTCGGATCTAAAGATCTCCTATTTTATTACCGCTAGGACAAGATTTTACGGGAGCGCCTGATTTCATAAAGCACTTTACTATCGAACTCATTGTTTTTTCTATAGTTTATCCGAAACGAGGAGGCGCAATGAACGGAAAATGGATCGAGATCTTCAGATCTGGACGGCAAACAAGCAGTTCCGGTGATACCCGGGAGTGGACGGAGACCGACCTTGACTCCATCGTCACCGGCTATAACAACCAGGCAGAACATAGCGCCCCGGTAGTGGTGGGACATCCCCGTCACGATTCCCCGGCATTCGGCTGGGTCGAAGAGCTGAAACGCGAAGGCAAGATCCTGTACGCCAAGTTCAAGGACGTCCTTCCCGAATTCGCCGACCTGGTGAAGCAGGGTACATATCGGAAGCGTTCCATTAGCCTATACCCAGACCTGACCCTGCGTCATGTCGGTTTCTTGGGGGGGATGCCACCGGCGGTTAAGGGTCTGGCCGACATTGCTTTCCGCGATAAGGGTGAAGCGATCACCATCGAGTTCAGCGACTGGCGCATGTCGACCATAGGTCGGATCGTGATGCGTATTCGAGATTACCTGGTCGAAAAGGAAGGTGCAGACAAGGCAGACGGAATCATCAGCTCCTGGGAGGTCCAGGATCTGCTCAACGAACCACCTGAACAGGAACCCATAAAGATGTACAACGAGGAGGAAAGCATGAAACCTGAAGAAGTGCAGGCAATTGTCGACAAAGCAGTGGCCGGAGTCACGCAGCAGTTTACTGAGGCACTCAAGGGAGCAGCCGAAGCGGTTACCAGCCTGCGCGGCGAGCTGGACGAGGTGAAAAAGGGGCAGGCTGCCGAGAGGACCGCCGGGCAGCGAAGGGAATTCGCCGAGTTCCTCAACACTCCCGAGATGCAGCAGCGCATCCCCGAAGGAAGCCGGACTGCAACTCTTGACCACATGATGACGCTCACGTCCGCCCAGCCGGTGGAATTCGGCGAAGGTGACCAGAAGCAGAGCATCAGTGCGGTGGACGCCTACAAGAAGCAACTTCGGTCGCTTCCCCCGGTGGTGGAGTTCAGCGAAGTGGCCACAAAGGAGAAGAGCGGCACCCGGACTGAAACCACCATGACCAGGGCTGAGTTCAGTTCTTTGCCTGCGGATAAGCAGATGGAATTTGCAACCGGTGGCGGAACGGTAATCGACTAAAGCGTAGGGGCGCCCAAAGCGCCCATCACAACCAAGGGCGCGCCCGGCGCGTCCCTACGGAGGCATAACGATGGCTAACACGTTGACCAATCTCATTTCAATCATCTACATGGCGATCGACCGGGTTTCCCGGGAACAGGTCGGACTGATCGGAGCGGTGTTCAAAAACTCCAGCGCCGAACTGGCTGCGTTGAACCAGTCGATCACGTATCCCCTCGCCCCGGCATCGGCCGCCCAGGACATCACCCCGGCCGTAACTGCTCCGGACGCAGGAGACCAGACCATCGGTGATGGATCTCTGGTTATCTCCAAGAGTCGGGGCGTTCCGATTCGCTGGAACGGCGAAGAACAGAAGGCCGGAACCAATTCAGGCTGGTACGCTCAGTTGCTGCAGAATCAGTTTGCCCA